TCGGGCACCTCGCACCCGAACACCTCCCACGGCCCGCCCGGAGGCGTGAGACCCTGATCGACCGCGGCCTGGGCGGCGCGCTCGAGGGTCTGCTCGCCGTCGAGCCACACGAGCGCGATGCCGGCGCAACACATGTCGTTGGCAAACGAGAGCCACCAGAGCTGGTGGGGGACCCCGAGCTCGCGGGCGAGGTCCACGGTCTCGGCAACCACCGTCGCCGGGGTGACGACCGCACGGGGCGCGGGCCAGCGCCGAGTCAACTCCTCGTACACCTCGGGGCGGTCCTGGCGGTCGCCCACCGACCCGTCGGGCAAGCGCCAGTAACAGTCCTCGCAACAGCCGTGCGGATCGTCGAGCTGGGCCTTCGACGCGGGGCCGCCGCACATGGGGCACGTCAATTCGAGCGCGTGCAGGTCCACCTTGGGGATCCGCTGGTGGACGGACTTGCCTTGCGCCTGGGCGGCGCGCCGCACCTCGTCTCGGAACGCGGTAGGCACGAGCACGCCCAGCCACTGCAGCATGAACCAGCCCACGTGCGAGTACGGGCGCAATGCGATCACGGCTCGCCGTCCTTGCGCCAGCGTGCGAACTCGGCCTTTATGCCCTCGCGTTCGTCGGCCGAATAGACCTTGCCGACCTTGCGCAAGAACGGGCTCTCGCGCGTCGCGATCTTGTGAATCGTATCGGCGTCGTATGACTCGAACAGATCGGAGATGAACTGCTCCTCGAACGTCTCGCCGAGCACCACACGCCGGCCCCAGCGATACACACGCCCCGGCCAGCCCCGCACGCGGCGCCACCAAGGCAGCGGCGGCGGTTCAGGCCAGGCGACGAGGTCGACGTCGAAGCCGTCGTTTTCGAGCGCCTTCCGCACGTCGTCGATCGGGAGGAACTGAACGCCGGTCGGGTCGATCTCGATCGACCGCATACACCCGGCCAGGCGCAGCCCGCGCACGACGTCCTCGATAGTCGTGCTACAGGCGCGCCCGACCTCGACGCGAAGAGTGGTCATGTGCGTTTGACTTTCTTTGGCTTGGGCTCCTGCCGGTGGCGTCATCGACGAACTTCACTCGACGCCCCCGAGCGTGCGGTATTGCTCGATCGGGATCCAGCGCTTGTCGACGAGGATCATGCAGCCCTGAACCGGGCCGTAGTCGCTCTTGAAGCCCATCTTCTCGGCCTTGCTCGAGCACGAGAGTTCCTCGATGCCGATCATGATTAACAGCATCGTGATGAGCGCGAGCAAGCTGGCCACGAAGGCCGCCATCAGTCGACCCTCCCGTCGCCGTGAAAGCTCGGCTCCGGATCGCACTCGGTGCCCACGCCGCCGCCCTGGGCGACGTTTCCCCCGCCGCCGCACGTGGCGCCATCACCGCACGTGGTGGTGAAGTCCTGGCCGCGGCTCGCGCCACCACCCACGCCGACGCCGACGACGCCGCGCGGGGGCCCATAGCTGTAGTTCGCTTGCCTCATGGCGCGCGCAACGGTCTCCTCGCAAACGGTCATGAAAGCGTCGAGCACGAGCGCGTGCGTCGCCGGGTCCGCGGGCAGCATCACCTCGCAATTGCGTTTCTCGGGCAGCGCCGGGCCGTCGAACGTGAACCAGACGGCGCCCTGATCGGTGACGCGGATCTGAGTGGCCATCGCGTTGAGCACGGGGTGCTTCGCCAAAGCAACCTTGCCTAGCTCTAGCAACGTTTGCCTAAAGGTGCCTAACGTGTCCGATTGCTGGACACGCCCGAGGTCGTCCATTGGTGTCGTCATGAACTCGCCTTTCGTGAGAGGGCGCTACCGTAACACCAGCCAGCACGAGGCGCCACGGTTCACGCCGCGCGGTTCTGCCGCCAGCGGGCGAACTCGATCGTGGCTTGTTCGTCTCGCGCCTCTTGGGCCCGGTACCACTCGGGCGTCCCGGGCTCGGGCGGTAGCTCGTGGTCGAGCTCGTGCTGCCGGCTGAGCGTGCTGGCGTACAGCAAGCCGTCGAGGCTGTGGTCGCCGAACGTGGCGTGGTGGTCGGTGCGCTTGGCGTTCCAAGGCACCGTTCGCAACTGGCGGATCAGAGACTCGCAGCCCTCGTGCACGTGCAAGGTGCCGGCGCCGAGCTGGCTGTCCACCATCCAAATCGCCCCGGCCTTGATCGGGTTCTTTTTCACCGCCACGATCGGCAGGTTGTAGATGACCCGCATATCGTCGACGATCCGCGAGCCGAGGCCCGCGCTATCGCCCGCAATGTGGCTCACGTGGTAGGCCTGTTGCAGCTTGCGGGTGATGCTGGCGAGCTCCTCGGTGCTACACCCCGTCTTCTCGAACGAGGCGATGACGTGCCCGTGATGGATCGTGCGGAACCGATCGCCGACCACGCTCTCGACCACCACGTACCGCACGATGACCCAGGCGCTCGGGGACGCGGTGCCGCCGAGGTCGAGGCCCATCACCGTGTACCCGCCGCTGGGGATCATATGCCGCGGCAACAGCGCCCCGGCCCAGCGCTGGTAACACAAGCCCTCGGTGTCGGCGCAGAACTCGCCCAACCATTCGCGGCGGTAGCCGGCGTCGTTGGCCGCGATGTTGTTGTCGCGGAGATGCGCCTCGAGGATCATGGCCTCGCGCCCCTTGAAAAAGGGGTTATCCCAGATCGTCATGAAGTGCACCGACGCGCCCAGCTTGCTCACGTGCGCGTTGCCGCCGACCAGTTGCTCCCAGTAGCAGTCCGGCTCGTACCCGGCGGTACCGGCGAGCACGATGCCGCGGCCGCCGAGACCCCTAAAGTCCGCCGTCGCCGGGCCAAACGTCTCGCGCACCGCGCGCTTTAAGAGGTCCTGCCGCTGGGCCCCGCACTCGTCGATGATGACCATGGGGAACCGAGGCCCGCGGCCCTTCTCGACCTCGGGCTCGGTGGCAAGGCCGAACATCTGGATGATACCGCCCGAGGGCGTGCGGACCTTGTATTCACCGCGATTGATCTTGAGCCCGAGCCCGAAGCGGTTACTGAGTTCCTCGAACTTGGGGAACACCACGTCCGCACCCTTGGCGATCGTGGGCATGATGTATGGCACGGTCTCGCCGGGGAATTGATCGGCCAGCTCGATCGCTTCAATGCATAGCCCCTCGCTCTTGCCCGAGCGGCGGGTGCCGTGCACCACGCGGATCGGCGACGGGTCGAGGTGAAACGCGAGCTGCTTGCGGTGCAGGTGCGCGGTGAGATCGATCCGCGGCTCGTACTCGGCGAAAGCGTCGGCCCAGTCCTCGTGCCACGAGCCCCAGTCGATCTCGCTCGGTCCGCTAGGTGGGGCCGGCGGTGTCCTCCGTGGCCTCGGCATCGTCCCCCCCTTCGTGCCCCTCGGTGAGCGCGGCCGCGGCGCGCTGCTCGTACCGCGCCAGGACCGCCATCACCGCGGCGCGGTCCTCGGCGGTGATACCGGGCGGCATCTTGAACCAGTCATGCGCGCGGAACTTGGCCAGCATGCGCGGCGGCGGGTGATCGAGCAGCCGGTCCTGGGTGCGCTGCTGGCGCTGGGGTGCCTCGAACTCGTCGGGCGTCTTGCGCACGAACCCGCCAAAGTCCGCGGGGTGCATGACGCGCAGATAGGCCTCGGTGGCCTGGGGGTTGAACTTGGCCAGCTGTTTGAGGTGCTGCATTTCCTCGCCCACGTCGCTCGCCTCGAACTGGTAGACGCGCCGCGCGAGCTCGACGGCGAGCTTGCTACCGACGCCGCTGGCGCCGTCCTGTAGCAGCCGCTCGAACGTCTTGGGGGACACGCCGCACTTGAGCGCGGCGAACCGCCGCGGCAATGGCGAGGCCACGGCCGCGGACAGTGCGTCGACGAGTTCCTGGGTGAGGCCGTCGTCGGCCTCGGCCTGGGCGAGCGCACCCTTCACGCCGCCGCCTCGCTGGCCTCCTCGTGCGCGTCGGCGCCCTGGCGCGCGTCCTCGGCGGTGTCGTAGATGCCGCGCACCCGGTCCCAGCTCGTGAAGCGGTGACGCTTGCCGTACGCCCAGAGGTCGGTGGACATCTGGGTCATGAACAGCGCCAGCTGCCCCACGGCGGCGGGGTCCGGCGTAATCACGACCGCGGACCGGTCCTTGATCTCGACCGCCACGCCGCCCACGCTCTCGCGCGTGTAGCACTTGCTTTCCCCGAGCCCGATGCCGCCCTTGCCCACGGCGATCACGCGCTCGACGCTCATCTTGACGCGGCTGGTAGGGACGTTGCTCACCTTGAGTTCCCCGCGGCTCATGTCTC